TTCTGATTTAAGTGATACAAACAGTATATATTTTACTAATAAATATGGACCTAAGTATTATATACAGAATGGAAAATTATTTATTTATCCAGATCCAACTGCTAGTGAATTTGGAGAATTGCAAGTTATTGAACCAGATAGCAGTGTTACACACAATCAGAATAGTGGCGATATAGATAATTTTCCTAAAGAGTATGAACGTGGGGTTATATTATATTCTGCTATGCAATGTATTAGAAAAAAAATGCATGATATAGTTGAGCCTAGTGTTGCAGGAAATACTACAGCTGGAGAATTAACTAAAATTGAAGCAGGTGATGTTGAACAAAATGCTGATAGATTAGATTATGATAAATGGTGGGATATGGTAGGAGATTATTTAGCAGATGAAGATGTAGAATTAGCTACAGCTATGTTAAATAATATAGCTTCTTATTTAGGAGCATATCAAACAGAATTAGGTTCTTCTAGCACGCAATATAATTGGCATGAATCTCAATATGTTAAATTGCAACAAGAATTAATACAATGGTTAGGTAGTTATATACCTATAGGTTCAGGAGGTGGAGAATGAAATTACAACAAATGATCGAATATGTACAAAAACATCACCCTGAATTATCAGAAAACGAAATTATTACATTGTGCAATCAAGCTCAAGATGAGTTTTGTGCTAGAACATTAATTTTAGATGGAGCTACAAAATTTAATACAGTTTCTGGACAAAGATTTTATGGATTAAAAGACGAAATCTTAGAAATAAAATCAGTTGATTTTAAAAACAAAGACGGTGATACTTATGAAATTAAAAGATTAGTAGGTAGACCAAAATATAGGGATATTGACTAATGGCAACTACAAATTATAGCAGAATTTATACTAATGCTACTAAACAGCATGTATGGTGGACTGAACGTGATTCTATTGGAATAGCTTTATTAGATTCATTAACAACAGAAAAAAATAGATTTAAATCACCAGATGGTGTATATGAAGTTACACTTTTTTATTATAAAAAACCAGATCCATTAAAAACTTTAGATACAGCTGGTGCTGACTTAACAGATGTTCCAGAAATACCAAGTCAGTTTCATCAGTACATAGTAGATAGAGCTATACAGCTAGGATATGAACAAAAAGGAGATCCTAATATGGCTGTATATTTTGAAAGAAAGTATGAAAAGGGAATTAAAGAAGGTAAAACGTTTGCTAACAGAGGAAGAATAAGTGGTTCTTTTCAAGTTAGACAACACGATATGTAAAGGAGAATGATATGCCAAAAGTAGCAGGAAAAAAATATTCTTACACTAAAGCTGGTAAAGCAGCAGCTAAAAAAGCTATGAATAAATTAAAGAAAAAAAAGAAGAAAAAATAATGGCTAATAATTGGATAAAAGGACAACTAGGATTACAGTTTTTTAATTCTGTAAATTCAACATTTGATGAAATGGTAGATGGATTTGCAGATGATATAAATGCTCAATATACTAATGAATCATTAATTACTAATCCTAGTTTTACTGATGATGCATCTGCTGAAACTAGAAAAGTAGCAGCAAATAGCATATACACAGATGTTCTTAATATATCTGATCCAAGTTTTACAAACATTGATATTGATACACACACTTATCAAAATCAATTAAATATTGACGAACCAAATTATAACGATGTGGGGATGAACGTATAATGGGTGGAAGTTTAACAAAACCAAATAGAATTAAGGACGTTTATACTAAATTAGTATTTTATGATAATGGTACTTTTAAGTATGATAACGGATCAGCTGATGTAAATATAACATCTGCTACAAATTTTAGTGGAGACACTAATTTAAACGAATTAGATGATACAAATCTAACAAGTCCACAAAATCATGCTCTATTAAAATATGATAGTAGTAGTGGTAAATGGATTGACGATAATAACGTATATGGAGGAGACTTTTAGTCTCATAGGAGAAAAAAATGGCAAATGTAATACAGATTAAAAAAAGTGCTTATGACGGCACTACGGCTCCTTCTGGAACAGGAGTAAATGCACAGTTAGCTTATGGAGAGTTAGGCTGGCTAAATAACAATGGATCTGCAGGTAAATTGTTTATTGGTGGTAAAGACAATAGTAATTCAGGATTTATTGTAGATATTCAACAAAATATTCTTAATGCAGCACCAACAGCAACAGCTCATGCTTCTGCACCAACTTTAGGTAAAGCAGGGTTTTTAAGTGAAAATTTTGAAGTTACTGCAGGTAAAGTAAAAATTAAAGATGGTGGTGTTATACTTGGAACTGAAACTACTGGTAATTATGTAGCAACAGCAGTTGCAGGTACTGCTATATCCGTAAGTGGATCTACTGGAAATGTAACAATTACAAATACAGGGGTAACTTCAGCAGTTGCTGGAGAAGGTATTGATGTATCTGGTGGTACAGGAGCAGTAACAATTAGTGCAGAAGATGCAACAGCATCTAACAAGGGTATTGCATCTTTTAATAGCACAAACTTTAGTGTATCAAGTGGAGCAGTAAGTATTGCAGCTGACGGTATTGAAGCTGGTGATATTGCAGACAATGCAGTTGTACTTGGTAATCTTGCAAATAGTTCTGTACCTACTGCAGCTTTAGCTAATAATGCAGTAAATGCAGATAAATTAGCAAACAACGCAGTAGATACTAATGCAATTCAAAATGATGCAGTAACTGCAGATAAAATTGCTAATAATATTACTTTAGCAGGAAATTGTGGAGTGTCAGGAAACTGGCTCATTGGCGGTACTTTAACTGTAGAAGGTGGTACAACTACTATTGAATCTACAACATTAACAGTAGAAGATAAAAACATTGTAGTAGCTAGTGATCAATCTGGTGATCCAACTACAGTAGCAGGAGTTCATGGTGCTGGATTAACAGTTGGTACAAACGCTAGTGCACCTAAAATTGAATGGATGAATTTAGATAGTACTGATTATTTTCAAGTTACTAATGGTAATTTTAAAGCAACATTAGAAAGCTCTACTATAGATTGTGGTAGTTATTCATAAGGAGTTAAATGTCTAACATAATCAAAATTAAACGTGGGTCTAGTGTACCCTCTAGTAGTGATTTACAGCATTATGAGTTAGGATATAGGACAGGTACAACTGAACTATATATTAACGATGGTGGCACATATCGTCAATTAGGCGGTGGTGCAACTACATCTGGATCTAACAATCAATTACTTACTGACGATGGTTCTGGTAGTATTACTTCTGAATCTAATCTTACTTTTGATGGAGATTTCAAAGTCACTGGAACTGGTAATAGCACTTTTGAAACTGTAGATTTTCATGGAAGTAATGGTTATTTATTGCTATCAGGAACTTCCTCTCAAAGAATGGAGTTCAGAAATACAAGTAGTAATGCTAATGGTTGGATAGGAATACCAAGTTGGAATACAGACGCTTGGCACGAATATATGCCAACTTCAAATGGTAATGAATTAGCTTATGTCTATGAATCATCAAGGCATAATTTTTATAGAGGAGTAACTATTAACAATGGACAAGATGATTATGATTTTATTGTTAAAGGAGATAGTGTAACGAATTTATTATATGTTGACGCAAGTACAGATAGAGTTGGTATTTCAACTAACACGCCTGATGAATTAGTAGATATAAATAGTAGAATTTATTTAAAAGATGATGGTACTATACATTGGGGTAGTGCAGCTAATCATGGAGTATTATCTTGGGACACTGGTAGAGCAATAGTAAGTGCAAAAGGAGCAAATAATTTAGATTTAAAAGCAGCAAGTGGTTATCAAGTAGTAGTAAATGAAACTCAAAGCAATGTAGATTTTAGAGTAGAGAGCGATACAAATGCTCATTTATTATTTGCAGATGCAAGTTCTAATAGAATTGGTATTCTTAGTTCATCACCAAATGCAACTCTTGATGTTGCTGGTATAGGTCAATTTAGAGGAACTTCTAGTGAAGCTGTTAATTTATATTTAGGACAATTAACGGATGGTAGTGCGTTTATGTATGAGTTTAGCACATACGACGATGCAGGTGGTATATTAAACGTTGGAGACCATTTACAACTTAAATCATATCGTTGGGGGCAAGATATATCTTTTGCAAGAAACGGACAAGGTGGAGCAGTCCCAACAGCAAGATTTTTTAGTAGTGGTAGTAGTGGTTATTTTGATTTATATAAAGCAACAGACCCAACAAACAACGCTAATTATGAAACAAGAGTAAAATTAAATGTTAATGGCGATAGTTATTTAAACGGTGGCTTAGTCGGCATAGGAACTACATCACCTTCAGAAAAACTACACGTGAATGGTAGCATAAAAGCAGATACAAGTTTATTAATAGGAAGTAATTCAAACTTCTTAACAGACCAATTAAAAGTTTCAGACGGAACAAGAGACATTAGATTAAATGCAAATCATAGTTCTAATGCAGTAGTCGGTACCGTAGGAGCACACGATTTCAACTTAATGACTAATAATACATTTAGAGCTACAGTAGATAGTGGCGGAAATTTTGGAATAGGAACTGAAGCACCTGCATCTAATTTACACATTCAAGAAGCGAATCAAGGAACGGCCGCTTCAACATTCGCCGCTCCATTATCTGCTAGTTTAGTTATTGAAGATGATGGCACACCAACAAAAAATAGTATAGTTATCAAAACACATAATGTTGGAGAAGATAATGTAATCGGTGCATTAAAATTTGTTTCTTCACCTGATTCAGGAAA